ATTGCTGCCCGTATACAGAACCAAAAGCGCGGATGTCCATTCTCTAAGTCTTTTTGTCAGTCTAACTTACTTAGCTCAATAAGCTTTTTCAAATACCACTCTGCTTTTTTTAAGTCCTCAACACCATTCTTGTGCTGAAACCGCCAGAGATATTTAAAACAGGAAAGATGACAAAAGCTTTTGACTGCTTCCTGCCCACCGGCAGCCAACATCGCATCGATGCACTCAATATCACCCTGGTTGTAGTGCGTGGGGTGGTCGACTTTATCAGGGTTGTGCAAGGATAAAGTCATGTCAGTATGAGAACATGGTTTTCGTGTCAATAATACTTTGATTTTTCACGAGCGCTGAAGAATATTTTTTATCTAAATGCTCGATCAAAGCGTAGTCAGGTATCACTACAGAATCTCCTTCATACGTGACTGGCACAACGCGGCGATGCTCCTGCCACGGCTTCAAATCTTCAAAAGCAAGACCCATTGAGGCTCGATCCGCGATAGGCCAGTTTCTTTTACCTGTTTTGATGTGACTATGAATCGGATTGCAGCTCCAGCTTTCAATGTATTTTTCTGCATCCTCTTGATCAAGAATCATCATCCCTGAGTAAGGATTGCCCAGAGTCGTAAAACCAAAAATATCTTCATCAAAAAGTTTTGGAACGAACTCTGATTTAAACGGTATGTCGCCCCATACATATTCTGTAACACCACCCAGTTTCCATTTTCGATAGTTATCGAAGGGAATCAGCTTATTACCCAAGCGCTCGACTCGGCAAAAACCAGGCTCTAGATTATGAGTTTTTAGTTCGTCTTTGTGTTTGTACCAATAATCAAAATGTTTTTTTGTAAATAACATATCATTCTCTGAGTACATATAAAAGTCATGTGTCTTCTTGCGAATTTTTCTAATAAGAGAAGGCTTATGCGCCCAGCAAAGATCGTAGCCCTTGTACTCCTCTCCAGCGACAACGAATCCGATTCGATTGAAGTCGGTGTGAGAAGCAACGATTAGAGAAAACTCATCCAGGTCTAAACGATGATCAAAATCGATAAAAATGTCGATTTCTTTTTCAAGCTCTATAGATTCGTACCCTTTAAGAACTTTCAGGGTTGTATCTATACGAGCTAAGGGGTTGTGAGCTGTGACTGTGATGTAAATAGATTTCATTAGTATTCAACTGAGAAGTTTCCACGACGCTGAAGGAAGGTCATGAGCCAGGTGTAAGCGTCAAGAAGGTCGTCGTGAGACGTTGCACCGACATTAATCAACTGATCGGTCAACGCATCGAATTTGCGGTACTTATTAAAGATGACTTTTTTATTTTCCAGT